CCTCTAGGAGGCCAACATGCCCATAAGCCGGATGCCCAATTCCTACTGCTCGGGAAAGCAGTTCACGCTCACCAACGGCGACACGGCTTTTGTCCAGGCAGTGACCCAGGCCGACGGAAGCGGCAACATCATCGCCGAGACTGCATTCCAGTTCGCCGGCGCAACCGGAGGCATCACCAACACCGCCGATGTCGCGATCGCCGCAGCGGCAGGGGCAGGCATTCGCAATTACCTGCAAACCATCTGGTTCAAGAATACTGCAGCAGTCGCAAGCGAGATCGTTCTCAAGGACGGCGCAACAATCATCTTCCGCGGTCATGTCGGAGCATCGATGACCTTTGGCGAGTACATACGGTTCGACCCGCCACTGAGAACGACGGCAAACACGGCGCTCAACGTCGCGCTGCTTACTACCGCAACCGCAACTATTGTCTCCGCGCAAGGATACACCGGAGCTTAAAGCGGCGACCCGGCAACGGACCCGCGAGGAGGCTGTATGGCCGAGCCTAAAATAGGCGCGAATAGGGGCAATGCTGGAAAGGGCCGCCCCAAGGGTTCGCCGAACAAGCAAACCGCAGCGATCAAGGACATGATCGTTCAGGCGCTCGATAAGGCTGGTGGTGTCGATTACCTCATCACCCAGTCCGAGGTGAATCCGACGGCATTCCTGACGCTGGTCGGCAAGGTCCTGCCGATGCAAGTGAGTGGCGATCCCGATAATCCGATCAGCATCCTTACGGAGATTGCGCTGGTCGCGCCCGATGCGTCAAACGATTGAGCTGCCGCCAAAGCTGATCCCGGTATTCCAGGGTAAGGCGGACACAAGAGGAGCCTACGGAGGAAGGGGTTCGGCCAAAACTCGTTCGTTCGCCAAGATGACCGCGGCGAGAACGATCATGTGGGATCATGCTGGTCGGTCGGGCATCGTGACTTGTACTCGGCAGTTCATGAATAGTTTGGCTGAGTCATCGTTCGCGGAAGTGAAGGCGGCGATCGAGACAACGCCTTGGATGCTGCCCTATTTCGACATCGGCGATCGCTACATCAGGACGCAAAGCAAGCGCATTGAGTATGTGTTCAGCGGGCTCGACCGCAACATCAACAGCGTAAAGTCAAAGGCGCGCATTCTCCTTAACTGGACTGACGAAGGCGAGGATGTGGTCGAGGAGGCGTGGCAAATCCTGATCCCGACGCTCCGCGAAGAGGACAGCGAGAACTGGGTGACGTGGAATCCGGCTAGCGAGAAATCGCCAGCCCATAGGCGGTTCCGAATGGATAACGACCCGCTGACCAAGGTCGTTGAAATGAATTGGCGGGACAACCCGTGGTTTCCGGAGATTTTGAACCGCCGCCGTCTGAAGGATTTGGCGGAGAGGCCAGACAGCTATGCGCATATCTGGGAGGGTGAGTTCCGGCGAGTGACTGAGGGAGCCTATTACGCGTCGTCGCTGACCGAGGCGAAAGCTGCGGGTCGGATTACCCAGATTAGCCCTGACCCGCTGATGACGACGCGGGCTATCTGGGACATCGGGGGCACGGGAGCAAAGGCCGATGCCGTTGCCATATGGATTGCCCAGTTCGTCGGTCCCAGGATCCTCGTGCTCGACTATTACGAGGCAGTGGGACAGCCCCTTGCAACCCACGTCAACTGGCTTCGGGATAGCGGATATGGAAAGGCTCTGTGCATTCTACCTCATGACGGGGCCAAGCACGACGCTGTTTTCGACGTTACTTACGAGAGCGAGCTGAAGCGGGCAGGGTTTGAAGTCCGGGTCATTCCGAACCAGGGACGCGGCGCCGCAATGCAGCGGGTCGAGGCTGGACGCAGGAAATTCTCAAACATCTGGTTCAACGAGCCCAAGGTGCAGCCGGGCCTCGACGCCCTTGGGGCCTATCACGAGCGCAAGGATGAAGTCCGGGGAATAGGGCTGGGACCTGAGCATGACTGGTCATCGCACGGTGCCGACGCTTTCGGCCTGATGTGCATTAGCCATGAAGAACCAAGCGAACAGGGGTGGAGTGCCCCAATCAAGACCCGAATCCGGGTGGTCTAAGTGAAGGAAGGAACTAACTGATGGCAGAAGACAAGGGACCGCCCTCCCCGAAGGCGGCAGATGACCAGCGCACGAGAGAAGCACAGGCTGCTCACGAGCGGGCAACGGCTCCGGTTGCACCGGAACTGCGCACGGCGGACGGCGGCAAGGGCGCAGGCCCGAAGTCGGCGCTGAAGGGCGGACAGGGCTCGGACGAAGCTTCCGAAGTCACCAAGAAGCTCCAGTATTCGGTGCAGATCCACACCGATGAGAAGGGCCTTGAGGTTGTCGAGCCGATCGATGCCGAGAGTGGTGACGAAGCCGCTTCCAAGGCGCTGGCGAAATACAATTACAAGGGCGCCAGTGTTCGGGGTGTCCAGCCTTATTCGGACCCCGATCCCAACAGCCTTGGTGGCGAGCGTGAGGCGGCCAACATGCTCCGCAACGCGCAGAATGATGGCAACATCATCAACACGCTCGGGACGGAGGCCAATGCCGAAGCGACGAAGAAGCTCGCCAAGGCCGACATCAAGGAGCTCGGCCAGTGAGCGATCACGAAGCAGCCGCAACGCCAGAAGAGAGGGAGGCGCTTGGCTTCAAGGCCTGGCCTCCTTCGGGCGTCCAGACCTACCGCGTTCAATACAGGAACTCGGAAGGCGGGATGTCCTTCGTCGATGTCGAGGCGGCGACTGGTGACGAGGCGGCAAGCAAGGCGCTGGCAGCCAATGGCGGCGGCAAGGTTACGAATATCGCCCCCGCACCGCAGCGGCCGAAGCTGAAGGCGAAGCTCGACTAATGAGCAAAATGAGCGAGGCCGATCTGCGGGACCTTGTTTCGCGGCGCAGGGACGCCTCGCTCAAGCATCTGACCGACACGCGCTCCAATGACCGTAGGGAAGCGCAGCAATTCTACCGCGGCGATAACCTCGACCTCTACGGCAACTCGGGTGATGGCCTGTCAACGGTCGTTTCCCGCGACGTGATGGAGGCGATCGAGAGCATCCTTCCCAGCCTGGTAAAGCCGTTCATTGCCGGCGACGAGATGGTTCGCTTCGAGCCTACCGGTCCCGAGGATGAAGAACCCGCCAAGCAGGCCACCGAATACATCAACTACCTGTTCCAGAACCACAACGACGCGGTTCGGGTGGTGTATGACTTCACCAAGGACGGGCTGCTCTATCGGTTGGGGATAGCGAAGGTCGTCTACGAGACTGTCTCTGACGAGCAATTGGAGACATACACCGGACTGACGCCTGAAGACGTGCTGGCGCTGGAAGCCGATGATGAGCATGAGATCATTGGTGACGTGATGCAGGCCGATGACGGAACGCTTGAGGTCCGCTGTTCGCACACGGTAGAGCGGCCGATGTTCAAGGTCTATGTGATTGCTCCCGATGAGTTCCTGTTCGAGAGCCGTCTGGCAAATCTGGAAGAGGGCCGGTTCTTCGCTCACCGCGCTACTAAACCAGTGGGCGACTGGATCGCGATGGGTCTCCCGAAGGCCAAGGTGCTCAAGCTCAAGTCTGGCGATAAAGACGATCAGGACGCCGACGACCGGTTCGATTTCGAGGACCGCCGCGACGACAACGACCAGGATGACGATCTCGCCCGTTTGGTTACGGTGGATGAGTGCTACATCCGCTGCGATTACGAGGGGGTCGGGACGCTTGGCTGGCGCAAGGTATTCATCGGAGCCAACGGGAATGACATTGTTCTCAACGAGGAGGCCGACGATCATCCTTATTGTGCCTGGACCCCGATTCCGGTTCCTCACAAGCTGGTTGGTCTTTCGGTTTTCGATCTGGTCCGCGATCTCCAGATGCAGGGCACTGCGCTGCTCAGGGAGACGCTGAACGCGCTCTATCTCGCGAACCGGCCGCAGAGAGAAGTGGTCGAGGGACAGGTCAACTTCGAGGATCTGCTAAATCCGGCGGTCGGCGGACTGGTCAGGGTGAAAGCCCCCGGCATGGTCCGCGAGATCACCACAGGCGGAGAGGGGGTGATCCAGCAGTCGATGGTGATGATGGAGCAGATCGCCACCATCCGAGAGCAGAGAACCGGATCCACCCGCTATAACCAAGGGATGGACGCCAATTCGCTCAACAAGACGGCGACCGGCATTTCAATTATTCAGAACGCTTCAACCCAGCGGCAGGAACTGATCGCCCGTCACCTTGCGGAGGGCATGAAGGCGATCTTCCGCAAGATGCTTGGGTTGGTCTGCCGGCATCTCGACAAGAAGCAGGTAGTCCGCCTTCTTGGTAAATGGGTGGAGTTCGATCCGACCCATTGGAAAGAAGGCTACGACA